GCTGTACCAATAAGATAATTTACATCAGTAGCATTAGAAGTAAATGGTAATGATGATAATGCTACTGGATGCACGTCTCTAAATAATACAGTTTGCGTAGGAGTATTTTGACTACCTAATATTTCAAGTATTGCATCTGAATAATTTCCTATCATTCCACCAAACTGACTACTTCCGGCCGCTTGATCTTGAGCAGAAAAAGTTTGATATTGTAAGTAATTTTCTGGGAAACCAAGACCAATTAACCAATCAAACACACCTTTATAATTTGCAAGGGTTTCGTCTACTACAAATTGTACAGTAAGATCTCCAAAACGAAGCATTTCACCAGGTACACCAATAGTTGAGAATGGGGTTGGCATTGGTATCGATGGCAATTCTACTTCTGGAAGATTTACTTCTTGGCAAAAATATACTAAGTCAGGTAATTTAGAGATTGATAATCTAAACCCGGTAGGAGATAATGGATTGATGTTACTTGGTATAGGACAATTTGTATTAGCCATAAGATATTTCCTTAATGTTATATTCTATTTATACAAAAGAAAAGGGACTCTTTCGAGTCCCCTTCTTATACATCGTCCTTACGGATCTTATTGTATTAACTTAATATTACATTAAGTTAGTTACTGCAACCTTACGGTAGTAGTAGTTTGCATTAGCTACGATAACATTGTTATCTGTAGTACCGTCATCTAAGTTAACGAATGGGTTAGCTACGATACCATAACGTGTCTTGAAGCCAATTTTTGGTTGGAAAGTGTTAGGATCAACAGCTCTAACCAATTGGAGAGGAACGTATGGGCAATAGAAGATACCAGCATCAAATGCTGAAGTACCTTTGTAACCAACTACGAAGAATTGTGAACCAGCTGCAGATGGATTGTTACCGCCGGCATATGGATCAACATAAACTTTGTACTTACCATTTAAAACGCCAGCAAAAGTTGTAGATGCTTCGTCAACATTTAATGATGTTGAAAGAGCTGGAGCGTAATCTAATACACCTGCCATAGCCAATGCTGATGCAGTGTCTGATGAACAGATAAGGAAATTACCACGACCTCTACGAGTTTGTTGAGCAATCGCATTAGCTTCACGTTCGATTTGGAACAATAAGCCTTTGAATTTTTCAACAGACCAACGACCGTTAGAGTCAACGTCCAAATCGAATGTACCAGCAGTAGCTGTACCGAATTGAGCACCAACTTTAGCACCGTAGTAAACTGTACGAATAACTTCACGGTTGATTTCAGCAAGGATTTCTGTAGAAAGGATGTTGCTTAATTCACCTTCTGCATCTAAACCATGAACTGATTTCAAGTCTTGTGCTAATTCAACTGAATATTCAGCTTTAAGAGCACGTGTTTTCGCTGTTACAGATGTTTTCTCGATTGAGAAAGCCATTGAAGCAAAGTCAGCAGGTGTAGAACCTAATTGTTCTGCAGTAGCTGTTGACATACCATTGATAACGTTCATGTTAAATGGAGTTGTACCAGTTTGGTTAGCACCAGTAGCGCCAGCAAACTCAGTATCAGCTTCGTTAAATAACGCTTCTGTACCATTTTGTGTTGTATATTTGCTCTTCATAGCGAAGATCAAACCTGTTGGTTGTGTCATTGGTTGAACGCCAGCGATATCGTAAGCGATCATTTGTGGCATTGCACGACGTACTAAAGCGATAAGAACTGGATCGAAACCAGAAACTGTACCTGTAGAAGCACCAGCGCCACCTAAACCAATACCAGAACCACCAGAGTTAGCAGGAGCATTTTCGAAAAGCGCTTCAGCACCCTTTTTCATTTCACGTTCTTGATTTTCTAAAAGAATTGCAGTAACTTCCTTACGGTAGTTATCTTTAATTGCTGGAAGCGAACCGTGTTCTAGAATCGGCTCCCATTTTTTTACTAAGTCTTGACGAATTGTCATTTTATTTTCCTTATTTAATGTTATTGAGTGCAGACATATATCTCTTCACTGATGGATCGACAGCTTTTTCTTCTGCGATCATATCAACTGGAGTATCTGTTACTACAGACTCAACGATTGTTGATGCCTTGTTTGTGAAATAATTTTCACGAATTGTCTGAACTTTCTTTGCAAATGATTCAGCATCTTCAAAAGCTAATTCTTCAGCTAAGTCGAGGAATTTTTCTTTATCAGTTTGTGTTAAACCATCTAAAGCACCGCCGATGATTTCGTCGCGAGTTGATTCGTTTAAAGCTTTGTTAAGCTCAACGTTAGCTGCAACTTGTTCATCTAACTTTGCTTGAAGTTCTGAGTTTTGTTCTTCTAAAGCACCTAATACATCGAATTTCTCTTCAGGAACGTCGATATAATGCTCTTCGAATAAGCCTTTAAGACCTGAAACAAAACCTTCAAGAATTTCAGACTTCATACCACTTTCAAGGGCAATTTCATTTTGTGTAAACCACTGCTCAACTATGTAGTTGAGGTATCCATCAACTTTTTCAACAAGACCCTCTTGATTCTTTGCTGCCTCTTCTTCAAGACGCGCTTCGAATTCTTCTTCTAAACGTGTTACTTCTTGTTTAACACGAGTAATAATTGCTGCTTCGAAGATTGTTGCTGCTTTAGCTTTGAATTCCTCTGTGAGGTCTTCTCCGTTAATTAAAGCTTCAACGTCTTCTTTAAAATTAACTGCTGAGCCTGCTGCTGTAGCTGGAATTGCGTCACCTTGACGAATAATAGCTTGATCACCTGCTGCAGCTTTTGCTGTTGCAACGTTAGGTTTCTTAGAAGCAACTTCAGCTTCTTTTTCATCTTCTACATTGTTTTTAGCGTTAGCTTCGTTATCTACTTCAGCTGTAGCTGGAATAGAGTTTGTAGCTGTACGAATAACTGCTTGGTCGCCTGCTGCAGTATTTTCTTCAACAATTTCTTCCACTTGATCATCAGCTGTTTTTGATTCAGCTAAGATTTGTGCAATTTTTTGTTCGATTGACATTTCTTTCTCCTAATTTGTGTATCGTTTTATCGATATACTATTATTTATAGTTATTTTATTTTCGCAAGGAATGATTGGAATGCTCTAATCTTTGCCTCTTGTAAATTTTTACTAGACGCACGGCGGATATTCGCCTGCATTTCTCGTAAGTCTTTCTCCACAAATTTTCCATCGACCATAACCCATTCTTTAGACTCCATTACACCCTCTACGAAAGCATTAGGGGCGGATGGGTCAGCAACGATATCTGCTGCTGTCGCTAAAGTAAAATCTCTACCAACAAATGAAACATCACCCTTTTTGTCAAGTGAACCCATACCTCTTGAAGATACACCAAGTGTAGCTCCTTCGTCTATGAGTGACTTAACGATTTTGCCATATGGAGTATCCATGATCTTAGCCTTACCAATGAAGTTATCACCTTCACGACGTAAAGATTTGATCATATGAGATACTCTGTCAAGGTTAATCGTAGGTGAATCAGGATGACCTAACTCGCCAAAGGCACGATTCTTGTTGACATATTCATTGTTATATCGTTTTACCTCATTATCAAGTATCTCTACTGGATAGATGCGGCCGTTACGATTCTTTAAGTTCGATTGAAGGAATACACCTTCAATGAAGTATTCTTTACCTTTACCTAATTTTTCTTCAATTAGATATTTTACTGATTCGGTGTGTTCTTTAATTAGTTTCATTTTTATACCTTTTATGGGTTTTCGTAATCTGGAGAACCGTATATTGATGTTGATGCACCTACATCACTTTCATCATCGTAAGCACCATATTTTTCGTACTCAACTTTAGCAGCATATCCATCTTGTTTATGAAGTACTAAGTACGTAACTGCAACACCAGTAGCGCCATGAGTTACTACAATGTTTTGAGTATTTTGTAAGTTATCAGTAAAACCTAATTGATTAAACTGAATAGTTGGAGAAGCTTGTGGAGCGGCAGCAAATGTATAAAAACCTGTTGCACCTGTCGCGCCTCTAGTAATTCTTAAATTTGAACCTAAATCACCAGATGAAGAAATGGCAGCTATAGTAACATTATGGGATCCAGTAGCACCTGCTACTTGATCAGCTGAAGCTAATGAACCAAGAGCAATTGTGGTAGAGCCATTATCGCCAGCAACCTTAACAACAGTCTCTTTACTTGAATTTTTAATTATTGATGCAATTACGGCCATGTTTATTCTCCGATTTGTTTAAGCACATCGATAAAGTTTTCTTTACTTTCTCTCATATGCT